ATATATTTCGATTTGTATCGATATTTAGAATTGGATTTAGAATTAGTATTAGAATTGGATTTTCTTTTTTTAACGTTAATTTCGTCATCACCAATTTTTTTAAATAATTCATTAACAATTCCTGCATGAACAAATAAATTTGAACCAATAATAACAGCAGGGGTTCGAGTACATCCTAAAAATTTACCATATTCGTTTCCTGGAGCAAAAGCATGTTTTCTTGCATCATAACCACTATTAAATTTAATATTAGGATTTGTTGGGTCCGAATATGAATCAAACCCAATTAAACCTTTTGCAGAAACATATTCTAATCTACCTAATGCATTATTTATTTCATGATTACCTAATAAAGATATCACAGCACCTCCTACTTTTATCGCTTGTAAATGTAAATCTGTAAATAATTTTAATATTTTTATATCAGAATGTTCGTCATCTAAAGTTGTTTCTGGTAAATCACATGACATTCCACCATAATTTCTACATCTATCAACTTGGTCTCCAACCTGAACTACATGAGTTGACTTTCCAATCCATCTCATTTGGTAAGTTATATCTGTGCGAAGTTCTTTTTCTCCATGAAATATACGTTTTGCGTCGAATGAATCACAATCATAATTGGCATCTTTGGTTTCAGATACAATTTCTGCAACTTTACTAATTAATAATAATTTAATAGCCATCTTATAATCTCCATGGATATCGCCATATGATATAATTTTATCAACTGGTTCAAATATAAATGGTACATACGGATACCCTTTACATATTGATTCAAATTCAGATTTAAAATATTTATTATATATTGAATCCATTATATTATATATTATGAATATATAATTTAAAACTTAATTTGTAAAAGAATAATTATACCCGTAAAAATTATTTACAGGAACATTATTAGCTGTTTGTTTTAGTGCTAATGTTAAGGGTAAAATATTAGGATCTGACCTAACTATCCCATATGATGCCATATCATCTTGATTAGAACTTTTGTAAAGAGGGGATTCTAGATAGGTTTGAACAATAGGTATTTTAGTTTGTTTGAAATCTTTTTGAACGATAAATCTATAATTTGTATTGTTACGAGTAATTTTATACAAATTTATCCTAGCATCTTCACTATCTGATATAACTTCATCTTGAGTCGGCTCTAGAGATATTTTATCACAATTTGCTGGATTTATAATTGAAGGCATATCATGAGGTGGTATATCTAATGCAAAATTTTCTACAGAGTCAACTGCAGTTGTACGAATATATAATCCTATTAATCCAAATAATAAGATTATTAATATAATCATTATAATATGTTTCATATGTTTTATATATATGATAGATAATATAAATAATATAAAAATATTATTTATAAATAATTTGTTAAAATATATTTGTTAAACCGTTGCAAGTGATGCCATTGGGGAAGACATAGGGGAAATACCTTGTATCGCTGCATGTTCAGATTCATCATCATGAACTTCATTTGATGCAATAACAGATGACACAGTAGAAGCAGTCGAAGATGAAGAAGTAGAACCATTAGATACTAAATCAGAAGATGAAGGAGACGAAACAGCACCACAGCTCATTTGAGGACCATTCCATGTGCAGGTCGATAGAGGTTCGGGCATTTTGGCAGGGTCTTCATAGGTAGGCCATTGATTATCTTTACGACCATATACTTGTTTAGAAACTTTATTGGTCCAATCTTCACCAAGGGGGGCAGCTTCAGTATAGGTGCCGTTTGCATCGACTGAAATATGAGCTGGTTCAGAAGTTAAAGCATTACTTACATTATGCATATTTTCTTTTTTAGAATATACTTGTAATGCCATAACTAATGCAAGAACAACAAGAGATGCAATTAAAGCAACATCTAATTTTCTTACAACAAGAAATGCAATTACAAAAAACATTAAAAATTTAACTACGATGTTATCCATAGATTTGGCAACACCATGAGGTAGTTTGGGAGCAAAAGTGCTAACATATGCAACTGCAACTACACTTAAAATAGATAATACATAATCATTTGTTAATACTTTGGTTGATTTATCAGATACTGCATTTAATTTATCCGAGAAAGAACTGGTTGAACTTGCCATTAATAATATATATTATATTCAGAATTAAATATTTTTTATAATCAAAATAAAAATAATAATATTATTCAAATATATCAAAAAATATTTATTATACTTATTCTTAATAAAAATATTATTCGGAATAAATTGAAATAAAATATTTCTATTATACTTATTCTTATATAAAAGATATAAAAATATAAATATATTAATATAATAAGTTTATATAGAATGGGTATTAAAGGCTTATATATTAAAAATAAAGGGTATTATATAGACAAAGAAACATGTACTGCTTCTCAGATAGAATCGATAAAAAAAGATCTTACGGTTAAACCAAAAATAGTAGATTTTGGTCCGACAAATACAAAAAATGACTCGGATGAAGAAGACGATGGATCTTATAAATTATATATTTCTACAAAAAAATACTTAATCATTCCAAGATATTATGGAGTTGAACATTTTGGAGAGTGTCCAATTAAAATGGTACCCGCAGTAATTAATCTAACATTTAAAGGAGTTTTGAGGGATTATCAAGGACCAATTGTTGAGAAAGTACATAAATATATGTTAGAGAAAGGAGGAGGGTTATTAAGCGTTCCTTGTGGACGTGGTAAGACATTAATGGCGATCTATCTGGCTTGTGTATTAAAAGTAAAAACTTTAGTAATCGTTCATAAAAGTTTCTTATTAGAACAATGGATTAAAAGTATTCAAGCCTTTACGAATGCAACCGTTGGGAGTATTCATGGAACGACGATTGATGTGAAGGATAAAGATTTTGTCATAGGGATGATTCAAAGTATTTCTATGAAAACATATGATGATGACGTGTTTAAAGATTTTGGATTGGTAATATACGATGAGGCACATCATTGCGCATCAAAAGTATTCTCTCAGAGCCTTCAGAAATTATCAATGAAATATACTCTTGCACTAAGTGCGACCCCCTATAGAGGAGACGGACTGATTAAAGTTCTTCATTGGTTTTTAGGAGGGACTATTTATAGAGAGGATACAAAAAAGAATGATCAAGTCATTGTAAAAGTATTTAATTATAAATCAAATAACGTGCTCTTTCATGAGAAGAAATTTACTTGGGGTAAACAAAATGGTCGACCTAATGTTGTAAAAATGTTGAGTAATCTTGTCGACTTGAAAGAACGTACCACGCATATTGTAAGGATTATTAATGAGATTCGAAGGGACCCTCAGAGGAAAATTATCGTACTATCTGAGAGGGTTGCTCATTTAAGAGAACTTAAATCGATGGTTGATGCTTTGTTAGAGGCAGATATTAAGGATGGTATTTTACTTCGGGATGAGATTAAGACGTACTTTTATATGGGGGAAAATAATCGTAAACAAAGAGCGGAAGCCGAAGCGAATGGGGATATATTCTTTGCAACCTTTGCAATGGCTAAAGAAGGATTAGACATAGAAAGATTAAATACAGTTATTCTTGCAACCTCTCAAAAAGATGTCAATCAATCTGTCGGACGAGTAATGAGGAAGATTTTATCTGATGGGGATGAACGACCATTGATTATAGATTTTACAGATTATTATTCGGCGTTTATAAATCATTCCAAAGAGAGAAAAAAGTTCTTTGCAAAATCACAATTTAATATTGAAAATTATTACCTAATGAATACTATGATAGTGGATAGGTTTGAGGATGATAATAATTATGATAATATAACTTTTAACGAAGCAGAATATAACAAGAGATTGTGCGATGCTCTACTCACAGAGAAAGTAGAATTGACTAAAACAAATAAATTTGAATTTGAAAAAACAGAGAAAGATGAATTTGAAAAAACAGAGAAAGATGAATTGACCAAACCAAAATCTAAAATTGAAACAAAATCTAAGACTAAAATCGAAACGAAATCTGAGACTAAGATTAATTTAAAGAAGAAAATATTTTAACATTTTTTATAAATAAAAATTGATTTAAAAATTAATTTTTATATAAATAACTTAACAAGATAAATCATATTTATCTTAATAAGATTAAAAACATATTAAATATGAATAAATCAAAAAATGATACTACCACAACTCTCCAAACACAATCTGCACAATCTGCACAATCTGCACAATCTGCTTTATCAGCTGTGTCAGCCCCATCAGCGATGTCAGCCCCATCAGCGATGTCAGCCCCATCAGCGATGTCAGCCCCATCAGCGATGTCAGCCCAACTTAAACAGATTCCATGGATTGAAAAGTATCGACCTAAATCGATTCATGATATATTGGTAGATCCTACAATACGAGCTGAAATAGAAAATATTATCACCCAACGTGATATCCCGAATATGATTCTGACTGGAACTCCAGGGATTGGCAAAACAACTACTTTGTTATGTCTAGTCCGACATCTATATGGACCCTATGCACCGGATGCTGTATTAGAATTAAATGCATCCGATGATAGAGGTATTCAGTCTATAAATTCAAATGTTATTAATTTTTGTAATTATATGAGGTCCTATTCTGAAAAGGATACTGATAGATATGCTCAACATAAATTAATTATATTTGATGAAGCAGATAATATGACAGAAAAAGCCCTACCAATTATATCAAATCTTATGGATAGGTATTATAAAACGACACGTTTTGTATTTACCTGTAATACCTCTTCAAAAATTATCGAATCGATTCAATCTCGTTGCAAGATTTTAAGATATTCTCGGATGTCTAATACAAATATTATTAAAAGATTAAAACATATTTGTTCGGAAGAAAATGTCCCGTGTAAAAAAAATGCATTAGACGAAATTGCTTCCTTTGCGAATGGTGATATGCGTTCGGCTGTAAATATATTACAATTAACAAATGATAAATTTGGTTCAATCACAATAGAAAATGTTTCATCTGCTTGTGATAAACCTTCACCATTTTTGATTAAAGAAATTATTATGGATTGTATTAATAATAGATTGTTAAATGCGATTACTAGGACATTTGATTTAAAAGCCAAAGGCTTTACTTGTGCAGATATTATAAATAATGCTTTTGGTACGATTAAATTAAATATTTGTTCGGATATTGAAGAAGAATTAAAAATGCATATCCTGTTTGTTATATCCTCATATATGTTTGCCGTATCCAAAACATTAGATACAGATGTTCAGTTAACGGCGTTCTTGGTAGAACTTTCTCAGATTAAAATTTAGATTAAAATTTAGATTAAAATTTAGATTAAAATTTAGATTAAAATTTAGACTAGGATTAAGCGGATTAAGCGGATTAAGCGGATTAAGCGGATTAAGCGGATTAAGAAGAATACGATTAGATATTATTTATCGGCATCCCTGTATAAAATTTTGGTATGTGTTGTGAAGTTATTTCCGAAAAAGTTTCAATATTATAAATATTTTTATAAGGGATATTATTAGTCATTATAACAAAACGGGTTACATTACTTGATAAAGTTCCAATATAATATGTTGAATTTACTAAGGCTGAAAAATCAACTATAAATGCAACATTTGATTGAAACGATTCTTCTTGAGAAAATTTTTTATTAAATTTTTGCTGGTCATAACCTTGCCTTTCGTCTGTTGAAAATGTGACTATATAAAATTTTTTTATATGGGATCCTATCAATAGTTCATATACTATATCAATAGTGCTGTTATCGTCCGTTGCAATAAATATTGTATTAATTTCTGGATCCAAATTCATTATTTTTTCAACGATTGATGGTATTTTATAAAGGTCTGGTATATCAGCTTCTTTTGTTGATTTATCAAATCGACCAATTTTATCTCCCATTCTGATATGAATTCCAATATATTTTCGATTTTTTAAGACGGCTATTTTTGAGTTAACAATATTTGTAATTTCTGGATTTAATTTCCACATTTGATTAAATAATAAACTTATTTTTTTCCGAATCAATTCATAATTTTTACGATTTAATAAAAAATGTGTATTCCAACCTTTATATGCACTTATTTTTTTCATATTTGAATAATTATGATCATTTTCAATCCATACTAAATTTAAAATTAATGTTTGAGCAGTTATTTTTTTATAATTATTTAATATCTTGACTAATAAAGAGTCTTCCGAAAAATAACATTGTATTCCTTTAAGATCTTCACATTTACTCGTCCAGTACATATCATTTAAATAAATAGTTTTGTCTGGATATTTAATATATAACATAATTAATATATCTATGGATGCCATAAAACCTATATTACCTAAAAAATAAATTATATTTTGTCTTTCGGATACTTTATCTAACTTTTCAAAAGTATTCGGCGTTATATATTTATTTAAATCAAACTTATATTTAGTCCCCCATTTCTCCATTATAATATATATAAATATATTTTTTTAACATGTATATAAAATTATATTATTAACATGTATATAAAATTATATTATATGTATATTATATATCGTTATAAATGGCAAACCTGGATAAAATGACAAACCCAGATAAAATGACAAACGTAGATAAATTCTTAATACGTGGCTTACAATTTACAACGGATGAACTTCGAAAGGATGTTATGAATCTTAATCAATTGGTAAACGATCTAACTCGAGAGCTTGAATTATCTAAGGGACAAATCTTATCATTAACAAATGTAAACGAATCATTACGAACTGAAATACGCACCTTAACTACAAAAAAAGAAACAATGGAGGGTTCTTCTGTATATAATTATTTACGATCATTTATTGCATAAATAATTTAATTTTCATATAATAATATTTATTTATATTATTATATTATAATGAGTAATTTTTATTCTTTCAATAAGAGTTTAGATGTTTTGGATACAACTTCTATAGTCGATGAGGAATATTCGCAGGAGGGAGGGTTAGGTTATGAGAATGTGTATGATATAATTAATAAATCATTTGATAAAACGGATACAGAAATTAAAAAAAAATATAATCCAAAAACACATGAAAAAAAATGTTCAAATTCTGATACGCGATTAAATTGTGAAACGGGAAAGATGTTAAAATATTTTATGAGGGCTGAAACAGAATCATATAAAAAAGCTCTTAAAAAAAATAAGAATGCAGATAGAAAAAAATATTTACATATTATTAATAAAAAACAGAACGGGGAATATATTTTAGATATAAAATATTTAATTGAATTTATTGATCAAATACAATTTTGGATAGGTATATTTATTGAACAACTAAAATCATGCGAATATCTTGAAAATATAGATCAAGATGTACTTGCAAAAATTATGCGTAATATTGTAGGAACAATGAAAGTAGATAAAAATCCGGAAGCCACAAGAAGCAAAATTATAAGGGCAAGAACTGACGCAGAAAAGGAAGAGCCTCAATATACACAATATAAGGATAGAGAGTCCGCAGAAAAAAAAAATAATGAATCGCTTGGGAGTAAAATTGTAGGGTTTTTTGTAAAAGATCAAGAAAAAAAAATGGCAATTACTGCAACTCTTGCTGTTGTAGCGGCTGGAACTGGAACAGGAGTAATGCTATTTTTTGATTTAAATCCTGTTACAGGACCAATATGTTTAGGTATAACTGCAATTATATATTCTGTTTTTAGAGTTTATAAACTCTTTAAATTTTTAAAATATGGAGAAAATAAAATACCTAAAAATGATTTTATTAAAAATTTATCAATATTTGCATTTAATACAGGTAACGAAACCGATTTAACATTTAATCCATTTTCAGAACCAAGTGAATTAACTAAAATAAAAAATGATATTAAAGATAAATTTAAAGATAAGACAGAAATTAATGTTACAGAATTATGTTTTAAAAGTGTAAAAAAAGCTTGTTTTATAGATAAAGATAAGTATAGTCCTGAACAACAACAAAAAATAGATGCCGAATTAAAAAAAAAGAAAGATAAAATTAAATGGTGGGAAGGATTAAGAAAAATTGCTCAAAAAGTTTCTCCATTAGATGAAATGAAATATAGAAAAAAAATAGTTAAAGGTATTATAAAAAGAATGGGAGATGTATTTAATGAAATTTCCCTTACAATTGACTCACCTAAAGAACAAATAGTTAATATTAATGAAGAACCTCCTTTGCCGTTAAATGTATCCGAAACTGAAGATTCATAAACTTATAACCTTAAAAAATATATACTAACACTTATTTATACAAATTTTTTTACATATCCCATTTTCTTTTTCTGTTGCACTAATATTCATAATCCCATCTACATCTATCTCAAATCGCACGACGAGATGAATTTCTCCCTTTAGTCTTATTGGGAGATTATCTAAAGTAAAGGTACCGAGTAAATTTAGTTTATCAGTTGTCAAAGCTTCTCCTTCAAATACTCTTATACAGACACTTGGTTGCATATCTGTAAAAGTAGTAAATGTTTCAATTTGAGATGCTGGTAAGGGAGTATTTTTAGGAATCATTACCTTGTGAATCCCCCCAGCGACTTCTATACCTACACTCATTGGACAAATATCGATTAATAACGTACCTTTTGTAAGAATATCTGCTTCAGAACTTAATATATTCGCTTGTATCGCCGCCCCGTATGCAACCGCTTCATCTGGATTAATATTAGTTCTTAATTTGCTCCCAAATATATTCTCTAACATTTGATGGATACGAGGGATCCTAGAAGAACCACCTACCAATACTACATCAGTAATCGCAGAGGGGGTTAGATTGGCATCTGACAGAGCAGATAGTACAGGTTTTGTACACCGTTCAAATTCATTCGCACATAACTTTTCAAAAAGTTCCCTAGTAATCGGAATGACTAAGTCATCCCCTTGAAAAAAACCTTCTACGACGATAGATGTATTTGTTTTATAGGAGAGAGCTTTCTTTGCATCTTCACACGCAGCGTGTAACGTTGTAAGGAGTTTTAGATTGTGACATGTATTATAGTACGAATTAATAAGTTCGATATGAGATTGTATAGGGGATTCTTTAGGAGATCTTGATAAGACTTCGTTAGGAGTTCTTGATAAGACCTCGTTAGGAGTTCTTGATAAGACCTCGTTAGGAGTTCTTGATGAGACTTCGTTAGGAGTTCTTGATAAGACTTCGTTAGGAGTTCTTGATAAGACCTCATAAAGAGTCCGAACCTGATAATAACTCAATAATAAATTTTTATCAGATTCTATAATTTGTGAGGATATTTTATTTTGAAAAAATTTCATCAAACAATATTTTCTCAAACTTAAATTAAAATCCTCCCCACCTAAATGTGTATCCCCACTCGTTGATTTAACCTCAAATATCCCGTCGCATATAGTTAAAATAGATACATCTAAAGTCCCCCCACCTAGATCATATACTAAAACCGTCCTTTCTCCTTCCAAATTTAATCCATATGCTAATGCAGCTGCAGTAGGTTCATTTATTATCCTCATAACATTTAACCCCGCAAGTTCTCCAGCCATTTTTGTAGAAAATCTTTGAGCGTCATTAAAGTATGCAGGTACCGTTATAACAGCATTCGATACGGGAGACCCAGTATAGGCTTCCGAGAATGATTTAATCTTTGAAAGAATAATCGATGATATCTGTTCAGGGGTGTACGTCATAGTACGTTCAGGGTATCTTATTGTGATGACAGGGTTATCTGAAGGATCTGAACGTACATCAAACATATAATTTTTAATATCATTTTGAATAACTTTTTCACTAAATTTACGTCCGATTAATCTTTTTACATCATAAATAGTATTAGCTGGATTATTTTTGGCTGCATTTTTTGCAACGTCTCCAACAAATACTACTATTTCTTCTCCTTCCGCTTCTGCTGAGAATGACACATAGGATGGAGTTGTTCTAAGCCCGTCTTCATTTGTTAAGATTTCTACTGAACCATTTTTATAGAGACCAACACAACTATATGTTGTACCAAGATCTATTCCTACAGATAAATTTTTGGACATTTTTATAAATAGTTATTATTTATAGATAAATCTTTATTTAATTAAAATAATTAATTAAATAAATATTATTATATTATTATAATATACTATATCTTTATGAAACGATATTCGAGTTTTAATATAAGCAATATCCCAAATTTCCCTGATATATTAAATAATAAATCAGCCTCTGCCTCTTACAATGATTTTTCTACTCATCATAATCCAAATATTATTCAAAAAAATATGGTTAATTATATTAAAAATCCAGATTTTTTTAATACGACCTCTAATACGACCTCTAATCTTGATATGACAAATACAGTAGACGATTCTCATATAGAATCGAATATTCCCCGTTCCAAACCAATTGATATAAATGGAGCAAAAAAAGTACATTTTTATATTGATAAATCTTCGAATGAATCTTTATATGAATCTGTAAAATCTAATTCAATTAAAATAGATTCAGAACGATTAGTTCCAACAGAAGCAAATATAGAACCTTTCGAACCGGAACAAATAGAACCAACAAAACCAACAGAACCAACAGAACCAGAACCTTTTGTTCAGGATGAGAATTATAGTACGATTGATTTTGATAGGAGAAATTTTAATGAGCTAATTTATAATGAAATTAATATGAAAGATCTAAACTCTGTTCCAGATTCTGATATAAATAATTTAAATTATTCTGTATATAGTGATAAAAAACTTAGTCTGAGTATATCCCCTCAAAATGAACGTATAACGTACATTAAAACAAATGAAAAATGGGTTGATTCGAATGTTATAAATAAGTGTCAAATTTGTTCGAATGTTTTTAATTGGTTATTACGAAAACATCATTGTCGGTCGTGTGGGGGTGTATTTTGCAACAAATGTTGTAATTCTTATATAGATATCCCAACAAATCTTATCTCCAAACCCAAAGAGGAAAAATCATATCGAACATTTATATCAAATACTTTTAGAAATATTGTTAATGGTACTAAACAATTAGTATGTATTGATTGTTTTAAGAAAATAGAACAATTATCTACGGTAGATGTCCTAATAAAGATATTTGCATATGTCGATTTAAAAGATTTATATTCGCTGATTCTGGTTAATCATACTTATTATATCGCTGGTCGTTATTATATTACAAAATATCGAGATATCCAATATAAAACTATAAATGTAAATTATGACCAATATGAACAACATATAATGTGGACATTGCGAGGGGATACAGTTGGTCATAGTATTTGGACTAGTGCATTAATTAAGACTGTTTTACAATATAATATCCCCAATAGAATCAGTTGGGTTAATAATTTATTAAGTCATATTATCCAGATTAAGTTAGATAAATCGACTTACTCTGATATCGTTGAGAAAAAAATAAAATGTTGGTCCCTATTATGTTCGAGAAGATGTCTTAGATTTTTAGATGTGGATGATTTAATAGATATTTTTGATTTTATATCTAAACAGCCTTGTAAAAATCATCATAAAAAAATATTATTAAATTTAACAAAATTGTTAATCCTAGAAGCCTCTAATAAATTTCATATCTATGTGCCATTAATATGTAAGACATTTACCCATCTTTTTAAAACGGAATTTTATTTGAATGATTTGGAATTTATTATTAATTTATTTTATATAATATTTGACATAGAACTTACTAATACTAACGCTAATCTTACTAATTCTAACGCGAATCTTACTAATTCTAACACTAATCTATCTAATACTAACGCTAATCTATCTAATACTAACGCTAATCTATCTAATCTAACTAATCTATCTAATCTATCTAATCTATCTAATCTATCTAATCTGATCAATCTAATTCTGTATGAAAAACTTTATACGGAAAGTTGTGCTTCTATTTATAATAATTATAATAATATCAATTCCCAAACATTTTTTAAACAGATTGAAAGATATATTATAAATAAATTCGGACAACAAATCTTGATAAAACAATTGGAAATGATTTCGGCGATAAATGATATTATATTAGATAAACCTGTAAAGTTTCCTTTTATAAATCCATTTAATCCAAATCTTTTAATCGTTCGGATAAATTCCATACAAAAAATAAACTCTAATACAAAACCTTCCTTTGTAGAAGCAGAATTATCTGATAAGAAGATAATTAGATTTATTATTAAAAAAGATAAAAATTTAAGAAAAGAACATTTAGTAAGTTGTTTAATCGGAGTTTTACAAGAAAAAATAAATATCTATTCAAAACTCAACGATTTGGCGTTTGATGAGATTCCATCCTATCAAATAATAATTTTGTCAAAAGAACTGGGTTTAATCGAATATATTGATCATACCCAAACGCTTAGAATGGTCAATAATATGGGTTATACTTTGCAAAATTATATCTTATCAAATAATAAAACATGTAAAATTGATATCGTAAAACAACGATTTGTAAATAGTCTTAGCATAAGTAGTGCAATTTCATATATTATCGGATTGGGTGATAGACATTTAGATAATATTATGATTACTAAATGCGGTCAGATATTTCATATTGATTATGGATACATTTTAGAAAGCCCCCTTACTCTTTTTGAGATGCCCCAAATTAAAATATCTGATGATATTATAGACCTTTTAGAAGGAGATAAATCAGAATATTATTCTGATTTTAAGATAAAAGTAATTAAAATATATAATATTCTTAGGTCAAATCGAAATGTGTTATATCTATATTTTAAAATAATCGCAGAAGAAAATAATCTGGATTGGTCTACGATAGAATCGAAACTCGATTTAAGAACGATGCTTGGAGTCTCTTATAAAGATATTGAAATAACATTGATAAATCAGATAGAAAGTGCAAATTCTTTATATAATATGTTTGGAGATATGTGTCATATGTATATGGGAAAGATATTTTGAGGAGTTTAATTAGATTTAGGTGATTTATATTTTTTTAAATATGTTTGTAACTCTTTATCTGTTGTTATAGCTTTAGTATTAAAATCAGCAGATTTTAATGTAAACTTATTTTGTTCTACTATATTTTCAATATATATATCATGATCCTTACTTACTTTTACTAAATCTTCTAATTTTGGAGTAATTTTACTCCTACTGAATTTTAAGTTTAAAGAGTTAACATCTCCAATCTTTAGATTTAAAGTATTACTATTAGCACTAATAATATAACTTACCTTACAATTCATGTGATTACTATATATATAAGAATTTTTGCCGGATAAATTGGGGAAATTTTCATGTGGTATTTCCCCAGATATATCATTATATGTTTTTGTAGCGTTTTTATCATCATATGCATGGTGTATTGGTAAAACAATATATTGAACCATTTGGGGGTTCACATTATAAATTAATTCAATTATATAAGGACATTCATTACGTTTCCATGCAATTTTACTAATTGTTATTAACGTACTAATAACAACTGGCGCTGGTTTAGCTCCCCCCATACTATTTCGCAATGTTATATATTTTTCTTTATATTTAAGATATTTCTGTTGATAATCCATATAATTATAATTTATAAAATAAAAAATTATAATATTAAATAAATTATAATCGATTATAATTTAATTAAAATCGTATATCAATTCGATTCAATCAAAATCGTATATCAATTCGATGAATATCATGCACCATTAGGGGTATGTTTAACATCTTACTAAGGTCCCTAACAAATTGTCTTACAAAAAATCCGGAATTAACATCAAGTTCCAAATGAATATACGAGATCCTATTAAGATGCAACGTCCCCCATTGCATCTTTATTTGATTTTGTCTGAAATCTTTTTCTTTATCTACTTTATCAATCGTATCAATAATATTCTTTCTAAATTCTTTATAGGAGATAATACCAGAACCAATAATCCTAGAAGAATTTATCTTAACCTGATGGAAACTTTCTGAGTAATCTTTTTTTTTTCTTTTATTTATAGCTTTTGTCGAATAATAATGAAATTTTTGATTAAGTGTAAGATTGTTCAATTCAAAATGATTTTTATGCGAATTAATAAACGTATCAAGTTCTTCTTTATTCGATGGTATATTTATTTTGGTAAGGTCCTCTGTCGGTAAATTTAAAGATTTTATTTCATCTAATGTAGCAGTATTAATAATTTCTAAAGAAGTTATTAATCCCAGTGCATCATCTGAATCCGTCTGAATCCCAATCATCACCATACATTGATAAACCTTTGTCATCGCTGTAAAATATCCCATGTTTAGACATTCTTCATTAAACAAAATTGGTATTAATCCTCTAGCCATTGGGTCGAGTCTTCCAGCGTATGCAAGTTTATCATGCGGAAATTTTTCTTGCAGTATCTTTATAAATTGATTAATAGTCAATCCTGCTGGTTTATATATAAGTTGCATCTTGATATGAAGTTATGATTTATTATAAAGTTATGATTTATTATAAAGTTATGATGAAGTTATGATGAAGTTATGATGAAGTTATGATGAAGTTATGATTTATTATGATAAAATATTTGTCAATTTTTACTGATTATTAATTTTTCCCGATTTATTAAGCTAAATCATAATAAATAGTTAAATGATGATTTTAATCATAATTTTCCGATTTATTAAGCTAAATCATAATAAATAGTTAAATGATGATTTTAATCATAATTTTCCGATTT